GAGATGCAAGTGATATTCAATCTCTATTTAATGGGGGTGGTGGTAGAATTTACTATCCTGAAAAATCGGATGTTGATGTAAATAAATCAAGTTCAACATATAGTTCAGGTATGAGTTTAAGACAAAAGGAATTAACCACATTAAATGCTTTTGGATCAACATCAGTAGATTCTTCTGGAAGTAAACCATTTGAATTGGTTAAAAGTAAGAATGATTTTAAGACAGGTTTATTTCAGCCCATTAAAACAAAAATATAAAAGTAATGCCTTTAAATATTAAAATATTACAGGAAAAGTTAGAAATAGAAAAGAATCAAGAAAAAATTGTTGACTTGACATCTCAATCTATGAACTATATTGGTAATTATAATTTTAGCGAAAAATATATTGTAGAATTTAATCATATTATGAGACCAGACATATTGTCTTTGGATACAGGTCAAATGGGTGATTTTATTGAATTATTAAAAAGTAATTCAATATCAAATCCATTTACATTAGATACAGATGATGTTATATTTATCCCTAATAATTTTACATCACTTATAGTTACACCTAAATCAACAAGTGACGATTCAGATGCGGATGTTAGGAATAGTTATGTTAACCCAGATAAAGCTGCAACACCTGATTCTAATATTAAAAAACTTTCTAATAAATTTAATTTCCTTAAAGATTTATCTAAAGATACACTTGCTCCATCTCCAAGTAATTTACCACCTAATTTTAACGAATTTGGTCAAGGTGAAGTTGAAGTTATCAATAACAAAGTAAGATTCGCTCCTGGTGTTGGTAGAAATGCTTCTGAATGTTCTACTGAACCGATTAGTAAAGCAGAATTAATAAGTCAAGTATTGAAAAACAAATTGAATTCATAATATGGCTTTTGAAAAAACCAAAATTAGAACAGTATCAAATCCTACTATAATACTGATTGATATGGATCAAGAGCAAAAAATGCTTGATCTTAAAAATTCAGATGGCTATAAAAGTGATAAGTTTTTAGGTAAATTATTTCCATATATTTTAATTAATAATACGAGATTTCTACAAGAAGAGATTGGTAATTTAGAAATAGATTGTACTAATTTTTTACCAATAATTCATCTTAAACTTATTATAACAAGAAAATCTTTCATATCAAAAAATATTCCTAAAGATGGGGATATTGTTTCGGTTTATATCAGAAGTCATAATGACACATATAAACCCATTAGAAATGATTATCTCATAACTCGTGTAGAAACTGAAAACTTGAATGATGAAAGTACATTTACAATTTTTACAATAAGTGGGATATTGAATATAAAAAAAATATGGATTGAAAAAAACAAGGCTTTTAAGGGAACATCATTAGATGTTATTAAAAAAGTTGCTACTGAATTAGAATTGGGTTTTGCTACTAATATTGATGATGTTACTAACGATGAAATGACATGGATATGTGATTGGAAATCTTATAAAGATTTTATTTTACATATAGCAAATCATGCTTGGAAAAATGAAAACACTTTTTATAGAGTATTTATTGATATTTTTTATAATGTAAATTATATTGAAGTAGAAAAACAACTAGACCAAACTAAAGAATTTGATGAGGCTTTAATTATATTTGAAAGAGATATTATTGACGATTTCAATCCAGCAATGCCAGTAGATGAACAACCAAATTCTCCTGCTCCTTTGATATTATCGAATTTTGAATCTACATCTAATTCTAATAACAGAATTATAGACTACAATCTTATTAATAATTCTTCAGCTATATCATATTCTCAAGGATATGGTAAAAGGATGTATTTTTATGACCATACATTACAAACTATCGGTGAAGAAAATCTTATTACTTTTAATCCTTTAGCTACACCTGGAACAGAAGATACTAAAATTAGATTACGTGGATTAAAAGATGAAACTATAGAAAAGGAACATTTGCGTAATAATTGGTACGGCATTCAATATTCTCTACCAAGTGGTAATGTACATCAAAATTTTGCTCTTGCTCAATATCAAAACTATGTTAATAATAAAGAACTTGAGAAAATGTATCTTGATATTGATTTATGGTCTTGGAATCCTGCTGTTATAAAAATGGAAAGAATTCCTATTTTGATAACTGTTTTAAATAATTTTAATGATAATAAAAACTTTATGAGTGAAAAGGAAATAAAGGATAACGAAGAAAATTTTCTTAGCCCTATAACAAATTTAACTATTAGCGTTGATAGATTTTTAAGTGGATTTTATTTAATTGAAGGTTTTAAATTATATTATGACTTAAAACTTGGTAGAACGATAGCCAAATATCGTTGTACAAGAAGGGAATGGGGAGTTCCTCAATCAGAAGAAAGTTTTTAATTAGAAAACAATTTTGTATATTTATCTATAATATTCATTTACACACTTTTCAATTACTTATGGATACTAAAAGAGGTCTTCCGATTTTAGCTCTCTTTCAAAAAGAAGGAGAGACTATTTCTATTAAAACACGAGACATTGGTGCTTGGGAACCACTTGATTTTGATATTCGTAGATTTACTAATGATGACAATCTTTATGAGATATTTGCAGATATCAGACCACAAGTCATAGTTTCAATAGGTGATGATTCTTTATGGCAAGGTCTTATGAATTTGCCTTATGAAGATAGAAGAAGATGGATAAGTTTTAGTGAAGATGCAAATCCTGTTGAAATTGGAGAGTCTGCATATAAAGTATTTATTAATGCTTCTGTCAATCGTTTGGATTCAGTACCTTTAATCAGCATATTTACACCTGTTTACAGAACTGGAGAAAAACTCCAACGTCCTTATAATTCTCTCAAAAATGGAACATTTAATAATTGGGAATGGATAATTTATGATGATTCCGATGATAATAATGAAACATGGAATATGCTTGAAGATATGGCAAGTAAAGACCATAGAATAAAAATATTCAGAGGTAGAAGAAATAGCGGTAGAGTTGGAGAAACTAAATTTTATGCTGCAAATCTTTGTCAGGGACAAATTGTCCTTGAACTTGACCACGATGATGAATTAACTGAAAATGCTTTAGATTGGATAAGTCAAGCGTATAAGAAATTTCCAGATGCAGGATTTTATTATACAGATTGTACTGAAATTTATGAAGAGGATGGTAAATGCGTAGTCTATGGCGAAGGTTTTGCAATGGGCTATGGTTCATATAAAGTTGATTGGTATAAAGATAGGTCATATCTCACTCATATAAGTTGTAATATCAATCCTCGAACAATTAGGCACATTGTAGGTGTTCCGAATCATATAAGGGCTTGGAGAGCCGATATTTACAAAGACATCAATGGGCATAGTCCTATGCTTGGAGTATGTGACGACTATGAGATTATTATTCGTACATTTTTAAAGACTAAATTTGTGAGAATTGCTCAACTTGGTTATATTCAATGGATGAATGCAGGTGGAGATAATACTCAAAATTATAGAAGACAAGAAATCCAACGCCTTGTAAGGTTTGTAAGACAGCGTTATGATAACGATATACATAATCGTTTTGTAGAATTGGGTATTCATGATGATGCTTGGTCAGATGAACTTGGATGGTCTGCTAATCTTTGGTCAGAAAAACCAAAGGCAGAAAATTTTGCAAATTATACATTTGATCCCCTTGCATCAGAATGATTGAACAAATTGCACATAAAATAAAAAGAATCTTTTCTGAAAAGAATGGGCAAATTTACAAATTACGACCAATAACTAGTAGTTTTGTAAATATTGCTCATTATTCTTTGGATAATAATACTTCAGCAAGAATTTATACAAAGAATATAATTGCGCATAAATTTAAGAATACCATAAACTTCAAAAAAGAAGATTTGTATAATGTTGTAACTACAACGAGAAAGATTGAAAAGACTTTGACTTTTAATCAAAATGAAGTTAAAGATATCGGAAGAGAAAGTCTTTTACAAAATGGAATAAAACTTCTACAAGAAAAAATATCAGAAGATTTAGACAAAGAGTCTCTTTTTCTAATGTCTGAAATGGGTAGGATAACTGCAAGTGGGTATGGTCAAATTAAACAAAATATTGGTAATTTTACCATATCAAAAGATACAAATGGTGATGCAATACTTTACAGATTAGCATCTTGTGATTCAGCATTAAAAGAACTTAATAACATAGGATTAAAGCACATAATCTTATCTCAATTTATATTTGATAAGATTAAAGATTCTATAAAAGAAGACTATATAGTAGTGAATCATAAACAAATCAAGTATCAACTTTTATCAGAATACCTTGATACAGATTCACTCTGCTTAATAGCGAGTTCGCAAGTGGTAGAAGAATCAACTCCTGGTATTGTAATGGTATATAATACTATGACGATGGAAATTTCTGAAAAAACAGATGATTTATCCATAGCACTCTCTCAAGAATATGCTATTGATAAAGTGGGTTCAAGACCAGAATTTTATTACATACGATTTTTACAAACTTAATTGAAAAAATATGGAAAATACTGAAGAACTAAATAATGTACCATCAAGTGTATGGATGCAACTTGATGATGAAAAACTCAATAGTATTAATATTGAAGATGGCATATTACCTGAAGACATTGAGGATATGCTAAAACAAACTGCTATGCGTACTATATTGTATCAAATTTCTGCCAATTATAGAGAAGAATTGGAAGGATTGTTAGGTAAAGATAATATAGATGAAAATGGTCAGCCAAAAGCATTACAGGAAGCCAGAATACCTTTTGAGTTATATGAATTTATTTGTAAAAATATCATATCTCATGTTCCTCCTATTGAAATTGAAATAACAAATGAAGATGAAAAGGATGGTATTGAGAATTTAGCAGATATTAATATCAAAGATTCTTTGGATGAAGAGGAATAAAAGATATATACATCAGTAAAATAATCTATTTCTATGAAAGATGAAATTTCAAATAACGAGTTCTGGGAAAAGTATTTAGATATTACTGATGGTGATATTAGACCTACATACAAAGATTATGCTCTTTCAAGAAAGAATGATATAAAGAATATAGGTTATGATTATAGAAATAATGTATTTCTAAGGTCTATTAGTGCTTCTATATTAAGTGAACCTAAAAGAGTGGCTCTTATTAGTTTGATGGAAGTGTTAATGAATTACATCATTGATTCAGTAAAGAGTATAAAAAGGCATAATAATTTTGCTCTTTCAAAAAAATGGAGAGATTTTAATTAAAATTTCGTAAATTACAATAAAGATATATCCACTTTTTGTTTAAAGATTTATGACACACGACAGAAAAAATGAAGTATTTAAAGAACTTTTTGAATCTTGTTTAGAACTTCAATATGGAAAAGCCAAAGATTATGCTACTAATTCCGATGCTCTTTCAAACTTTAAAAGTCAGGATGCAGAAGCATTGGGTCTTACACCTTTTCAAAAATGGGGTGTTTATTTCGGAAAACAAGCGATGTCAATTTTAGGGGCAATAGGTAAAAATCCTTCAATGCCTTCTACAACATCAGAACCAATTGAAGAAAGAATCAATGATGCTATTATTTATCTTGTTCTTTTCAAATGTCTGCTTGAAGATATGAAAGGAGACTTAAAAGATACTCATGATTCAGAATCTAATGCTTTTACCAAAAACCCTGCAAGTAGAGCATTTATTAAAAAGGATGATGAGGAAAATAATTGGATTATAACTTTGGAAAATAAATTAGAAAAAACAGAGTTTAATTTTTCAAAAGTGTTGCTTTATTCTGAAGATAATCCCTTTAAATTGATTGAATTTCAGCCGATACAACTTATTAATGATAAAACTTTTAGTGCTGTAATAATAGGTCAAATGGAATGGCTAGGTGAAGATTGGGAATATGAAAATATAGAAGAAAATAATTTAGATACCGAAAATACATGGTTTCTCTATAGTAAAAATTAAATCTTTTTATAAAATAGATATATAGAATAAAATAATAAAATACTGAAATATCATGGCAATTACATTACAAACAATTTTGGCAACGAATTCGTTTTCAGCTTCAAGAACAATTATTAATAATAACTTTACTGCTGTAAAGACATCTATTGATGCTCTTGAGGGATATTTGAATTCATCAACAGGTGCTATCACATCCACATCTGAATATATTGAAAGAGGTTCAAATCCTACTTCTACAACCCTCTTCACATGTGAAGCATCGGGTGTATTTGGAGGGAATCTCTCTATCAGTGGAACAAGCGGTTTGAGTTCAACTTCTATTTCTGCTTCAACAGGTATTACAGTAACAGGTGGTGATGTACTTTTAAGTAATGCTTCTAACAAACTTGATATTAGTGGTAAACTCGTTCTTGATGGTGAGATTGTTTGTAAAGACTTTGGAAATTCTTTTATTGAAGCTGCTGATCCTGCATCCTTTAGTACCGTAAGTGGAACACAAGCAACACTTGCAGTTGTTGGCGTTCATTCAATTTTACTTGACTTTACAACTTACAACGGAACTACTAAAGATGTAGTATCATTTGAACTTCCTGTTGGTAATACGACTGGTCAAACATTGGAAATTATTGTAAAGACAGGTGTTGTTTCTAATGTGTTTATGGATAATGTTAATATTGCAAATCTAACAACGCAAACAGTTCATTTCAGTAATTCCCCATATGATTATCAATCAGTTCAACTTCGTTGGACAGGCACTGCTTGGATTTTGACAAATGTTCTTGGTGCTACAATCAGTTAATCTTTGAATATAAGCGCAATAAAAAAGCCCATCTTTTGATGGGCTTTTCTATTTCAAGGCAGAGGCAATTCCGATTTTTTCTTCGTTTGTTTCACTCAAAACTTCTAAAAGTCTCATAGTTTTTCTTTCACCATTTTTAGATAAAATTATTAAATCACCGATTTTTATCTTTGATGGGCTTTTCCAAACAATTTTGAGCATATCATATCCTCTATGGATATTTGAATCAACTGCTCCTAAAATCGTGCAATAATTAGAATCAGAAAATCCGTTGAAATTATGGATATTTCTACCATTATCTTCTGAAACTTCGACTATCTCAATAGTCTTGGATTGTTTCGGCTTTCTCTTAAATAATTGCCGAAAAAATTTTAGCATATTATCCCTCTAAAGATTTAAGACTATGAATGAATTGAACCAATTCTTCTTCATTAAGTTCAGTAATAGAATTAATATTGAACTCATAAAGTTTGGTCAAATAGTTTTTAACAGCTTGTTCTCTTGCTGCATCTGCATCTTGTTCATAGATACGTTTGCGAAATTGTTCAGTTGTTTGTGTAAATGTTTTCATAGAAAAATATATTTTAGTTACTATTTCTATATATCAAATAATCTATTGCAAATTGTTTTTTTCCTCGTTTTCAATATCTTTTCTTATGTTCTCATAAGTTGTGAATAGTCTTTTCCATTCTTCTTTTATGAGATTTTTTATAAATTCTGTCAAACCTTCTCTTTTTGCCATATCATTTGATAGAATAGCTCTTAATAGTTGAGTTTGATTTGCAAAGGTTAAAGATTCTTCGTCAAGGGTAATGGATCGTTTTATTTTCTTCTTTTTGGCTTTTTCTTCTTCTAATTTATCACTTTCATAAGAAATGTTTAATCTATCTGCGATTTTCTGCATTACCTCTTCTTCTTCTTTACTGATAAGTTCTTTTTGTATTTGTTTAAATGCGTTTTTAGCATCACTAAGAAATTTATTATTTGCCATAAAACTTAAAAAAATTGTTGAACATAATGTAAATATATATCTAAAATAGAAAAGAGTAATATATGAAAGATATAAAGAAACTTAAACCTAATTCAAACGGACCATTCGTTCAGGGATATTACAAGGTTAATAATCCTGAAAAATATGCAGGTGATCCGAGAGTTGTTATATTTCGTTCATCATGGGAGCGTAAATTTATGATTCTTTGTGATTTAACTCCCCAAATAACTAGATGGGGTTCAGAGCCAGTTAAAATCAAATATATTTCACCAATAGACCATAGAGAACATATCTATAATGTAGATTTTTTTATAGAGGTTTTGGATAATGATAACAAAATAAATCGTTATATTGTAGAAATAAAACCTAGTAATCAAATTAGCAGAGAACCTGTTTTGGAAGGTAGAGTAACTGAAAAGAAACTCCTTCGTCATGCAGAACTAACTAAAATGTATCATGTCAATAAAGCTAAACAAATTGCTGCTATGAAATGGGCTCTTGACAGAAATATGAAATATGTTGTATTAACCGAAGAAAATTGGCCATTTAAGAGATAATAATAATGATTGATGTAGTTATTCCTTATTGCACTTTAGATAAATTGTTTATTCAAAAGAATATTGAACAATGCTTAAAGTTTGCAAATAACATTTTTATTTCAGTTTCCAGTCATTTATACACAGGTGAACCTGAAGATAAACAAAGTATTGATGAATTGAAGTCTTTTTGTTCACAATACAAAAATATAGAAATTCTTGAATATCAGTGGGTTAAAGATGTTCCTTTTGATTTTTATTGGAATTGTTATTCTCGATGGATAGGAATACAAAAGTGTAAAACCGACTATATTATGCAACTTGATTCAGATGAAATCATAGATTCTGATTTATTTTTGCAGTCATATTTAGAAAATGAAGATGGTTTTTGGCAAAAATATAAAACATACGCCTTTGGTATGTATTGGTATTTCAGAGACTTCAAATACAGAAGTAAAACATTAGAGCATGCTCATATTTATGTTAAAAGGGATATTCTTAATAAAAGAAATGTCTTTACTAAATATGATAGAGGTGGTCATGCGATAATAGATAAGATGGATGGATTTTATAAGGCAGGATATCGTAATAAGTATTATATTCACCATTTTTCTTGGGTTAGGAAAAAGTCTGATTTATTAAAGAAGGTCGGAGGTTGGGGTCATAAAAATGAAAGAAAATGGGAAGATTTGATTGAAGACCATTTTTCAAGACCATTTTTAGGAAAAGATTGTGTTCATGGGTATGAGTATGAATTAGTTGATTCTCCATTTGGATTTAATCCATTAAAACAATAAATTGTAAAGTTAAATGAAGATAGAAGCAATAAATACACTTAAAGGTGGATTAATTGAAGCTCGAAAGGAATTAGGCGAAGAATTACAGGAGTGGTTTCGTCAGAAATACTTTACGAAGTCTCGTCCTACTAAAGATAGAGTTTATACACAAGCAAGTTCAATTCCTAAAGGTAAGATATATTTTGCCATAAATGACAATAAAACTGTTCCTAAAAAAGGATATTACGATGTTTATCCTATTGTTTTTCATTTAGAGGCAGTTCCATATAAGAATGTAGATCAAATGCTTTTTGGACTAAATCTTAATTATTGGAATTCATCACAAAGAGCAATGTTTATAGATGCCATTGCACACTTCTTTCAACGCTATATTGATGAAAACCACAAAAGATTAGAAAATTCTGATTACACCCAAATGTCAATGGATGGGTTGAATGATTTTGTTAAGGGATATATAGGAAATATGGGATTAAATGTAAGTAAGACAAGAGAAACTTATGTTTGGTCTAAACTAAGAATAACGAGTGTTGTTCCCATAGATTACGAAGACTGGAAATGGCTACCACTTTTAGTACCTTTCGGTGTTATAGGTGATAAAAGTCTTTCGCAAATTCAATCATTATGATAATTTAACGGAAAAAATATGGCAGGATTTATTTCTAAAGACGGTGCTAAAACTTATGGTTTTACATCAGGACCAGCAGACAATGTGAGAAAATTGTCTTCTTTTGGGATGTATTATGATGATTTAATCATTCAGCGTAGACAAGGTGCTGGTGAAACCGAAACCAATCAAGGTGGTTCTGGAGCAATAGGTCATTCAGTATATGGTGGATATTCAACGGCTCAATGGGATCAAAGACTTCTTTCTGCTATGGCTATTCAAGATATTGGTGGTCTAAAAGCACTTGCTATATATGATTCTAATTATATTACTAAACGTGATTTCTTGCGTTCATTTTCTTTGAATGATGAGGTTGTAGAGATATTAGATACAATTTCAGATGAAGCTATTGTTTATGATGATAAGAATTGGTTTTGTTATCCAGATACAAAGGGATTAGAATCTTTTTTAAGTGACGAAAAGAAAGAAGAAATTGTAAATACAATTCATGAAGAATTTAGAAAATTGTATGTTAAATTTGGATTTAACAATAATACAAAAGCATGGAATCTATTTAGACAATATCTTGTAGATGGATTTTTAGCATTTGAAATTGTAACTGATGAAGAAGGTGAAGAAGTAATTGCGTTAAATAAATTAGATCCAGCTACTTTGCAATTATCAACTATTGTCGGTGAAGATGGTGAAGAATATATTGTATGGATTCAAAAAATCGGAAATGATGTAGAAAGAGTTATTTATGATTCATCTGTCATTTACATTGCATATGCTCAAAATATGCAAATGGACAGAGTAAGTTATGTTGAGCGTCTTGTAAGACCATTAAACTTGCTCAGACTCATAGAGAACTCAAAAGTCATGTGGCATATTATGTATGCTCAATTTCGCTTGAAAATGACCATACCAATCGGAAGTAATTCACCTCAAAAAGCAAAACAAGAACTTTCTGAAATTCTTAATAACTATAAAGAAGAAATATTTTTCAATGATGCTGATGGAACATTGAGCATTAACGGAAGACCATCTATTCCATTCTTTAAGCATTTTATGTTTCCATCAAAGGATGGAAATTCACCTAATGTTGAGGTAATTGGTGGACAGGGAGTGGATTTATCTAATCCTGATTTCTTGAAATACTTTGAATTAAAACTCCGTAGAGCTTCTAAAATCCCATTGGGTCGTTTTGGAGAGGGTGGAGGAGGTACTTTCAGTTCAAGTGCTGAAGGTATCCAAAGAGACGAAATTAGATTTTTTAATTTTGTAAATAGACTTCGTTCAGGTTTTCAAGAAATAATGCTTAAACCATTGGTTTTACAACTATTGTTGAAATATCCTGAATTTCAAGGAGATCATCTTTTTAGATCAAGTGTAGGTATAAAATTTAATAGAGATAATAGTTTTGATACTCAAAGAAAGGTTGAAACTATGCAAAAACGTGTTTCTGCTATCAACGAACTTCTTAATATTCCGAAGACAAAAGATGATGCTTATTTCGATTTAGATTTTGCTATGGAAAACTTTATGAATCTTACTCGTGATGAATTGCAAGAAAATAAAGCAATGATAAGAGAGAAAGAAAAGAAAGCTGGTGATAAACCAGGTGATGAAGATGTTGAAACAGGAGCAGCAACTGAAGAGCCTGCTGTATAAACAAAATAACCTCAGAAAACTCTGAGGTTTTTTTGATATATACGGTATCTAAAAATTAGACCAATTTTATGAGAATTTTTGAAGAATACAAGAAGAACAAGGTCAATGAAGCAAAAGTTATTGCTGGTGAACCTTTGAAAGAAGATTTAGAGACTATTAAAAAGCATATTAATAGTGTTGTATTGAAACCATACAAAGTTAAAGTAGAAATTCTTTCACTTCACAGAGATTATGGTGATAGTCAAACTTTTACATCTAATCCTTTATCAGGGGGTGCATTGGGTATATTTGGTCCTGCTATTGAATACGCACAGATTAATCTTGTTGTTTCAAATCTTGTAGGGAAACAGAATGCAAAAGAAATTGAATTGCTTATTCGTTATACAACTAAAAACAATCTCAATAACTCGTTTCCTGCTGGAAAATATACTCTTCAAGATGGTTCAATTCGTTATATCAGTAGCGAAGAGAATATGCCTATTGAAGAAGTTGGAGAATCTAAATTTGCTGTAATCAGCCACGAAGAAATATAATTTTATACTATGAGATATTCAAATGTGCATGAATCTTTTTTTGATTTTTTAAAAGATAAAAAGCAAAAAGAATACAAGAAAACTTTGGAGCGTATCCAAGTATTCTTGAATAATAATAAGCAATACGGCTATGAAGTAAATACAGGCTTACCTGGGCTTTGTCCTTTGGAAAAACTTGCTCAAGCTATAGTTACGACTGAGAAGTATATTAAAAAAGTCATAAAAGAACTCAATATTGAAAATCTCAAAGTTATTAAAATTAATTCTAAAGTTTGGAGTGGGGATGTTTTAGTAATATTACCTTCAGAAAAGATTGGTAAAGGTTATTCTAAATCTTCTTCTGATTATAATATAAATACATTTTCAGATTACATAGAAGATTTTGGATATAGTGGTTATCGTACAAAAAGAAAGAAAAGAACGAGTAGATATATGTATGAGTCTATATTTTCAGACTTTATGTCATATCTTAAAAGCGATAAAGAAATCTCAACTCCTGAATATAACATAGACAATGCTTATGTACAAGTGACTCGTTTTCTTGTAAAGTATCCTTATTTTGATTATGATAAGACAACTGATACTCCAGGGATGATATTTTTATCAAGTCTTTCACAAAATATACAAGTTCCTTTTAATGCTCTTAAAAAACTCATTAAGAGTAATAAATTTGAAAATGTTGATATTGTAGATATATCAGTTGAAGGGATTGAAGGTCCAGTTTTAATCGTTGGTAATCCACCTTATGATAGAAAAGAACTTTTGAGTTCTTGGAAAAAAGAGATAGAAGAAATTCCACAAGAAGAAAAAGAAGAAATTATAGATGCTTCAAAATCTATGGAAGATGAAATTTTATCAGGTGTGCCTCAACAAAATCAACAAAAGAGCGAACCGAGTGCTGAAGAAAAGACTATTTCTGAACCAAAGGTGGAAAAAGGATATGAAATTTCTGATAAGGAAAATGTAGATAGAAAAACTCTAATTGTTGAAGAAACTACAAATGCAATAAATGCAACTTTATCATTGGAAAGTGTAAAAGGCAAAACTCCAATTCAAACAAAACTATATTCCATTTTTAATAAAGTAAGTTCAGGAACTCAAAGAAAGCAAATAATTTCATCATTCATAAGTATCATGCTTGATGATATTATGGTTGGTAAATATAAAACAATTAGCCCTGAATCTCTTGAAAAGAAGATATTCATTAAATCAAAAATGGTAGATGGTCTTTATTATTTTATGGATGGTACTAATAATGAGGGTTTAAAACTTGCTACCATTATTAATGAGAATCCAGAAATTCTTAATAGTTTTTATTCATTCGTTAAAGATTCTTTAGCAAGTGAAATGCCTTCTGATATTGAATCTGAAAATACACCTTCAGAAAATACAGAAGAACCTCAAAATGAAATTGATATGTTCATTGCTTCTGAAAAGGAGAAAGCACCTAAAACAGAATCAGAACGATTAGTTAATAGTAGCCAATTTTATCAGGAACTTTATAATCAAATAAAAGACATTGAATCGGTTATCAAGAATCCTGATAAAACCCAAAGCAAACTTATTGGAGTTATAAAAAATTCTTCAAAGAGTAAAATCATACAAGCTAATCAAGAAATGATTTATGATTTGATTAATTCGACTGATTCATATTTCAGAGATGAATTAAATAATCGTTCATTTATTATTTATGATAAAAATCCGAGCAATTATTTTTTTATAAGTAATAAGAATAAAGCGGTTGAAGAATATCTAAAATTGGTAGTAGATAAATATGCAGATTATTTATTGAAATTATTACAGAAATAGGAATAAAATATGTTAGTTGATTTAGAAACCCCTAAAAGCATAATTGACGCTCTTCGTAATTCAAAAAATTCAGAAGAAACTAAATCTATTGTTCAATATGTGAGTAAAGAATTTTTTTCTGATGAACTTCAATCAGGACAATTATCATTGGCTATTGGAGATGAAAGTCAAGATGTTAAAATTTTACAAACAATACTATGTGGTTTAGGATATTTGAAAAATAATGAAATGAGTGGAAAAATTGACGAAAAAACTATTTATGCCATAAAATCATATAGTTCTAAATACAATGTTTCATTTGATGTAAATCAACCAATAGGAAAGGGTATCATAGATTTATTTACAACTTATACAATAACCTCTACAGATATTACAAAAAGTCCACAAGTAAAGAGTAAAGTTTTTGCTACCCTTCCAAAAGAAGCGAGTGAAGATAGATATAATTGGCCACCAGTGCCGACAGACTTAAAATATTTAACCGTTGAAGATGCTCAAAGACTTTATGGTCCATTAGAATATAAATCAAAAGGTGATGGTGGTATAATCATAACTAATAATTTTGAAAAAGATAATATCATCACAATAGAAATCCCTCAACTTGCTAAAATACAAAACCCCAGATCCACAAGATTGAAATGTCATAGATTGGCCGCAAAATCGATGATTCAGTTATGGCAAGAGTGGGAAAATGCAGGTTTGCTTTCAAGAGTTATAACATTTAATGGATGTTATTATCCAAGATTTATAAGAGGTAGTAATACAACATTGAGTAATCATGCCTTCGGGGTTGCTTTTGATATTAATACAAAATACAATGGTTTATTTGTTACTCCACCTGCTGTTGGAGAAAAAGGTAGTGTTAGAGAACTTGTCCCTATTGCTAATAAATTAGGATTTTATTGGGGCGGTCATTATAGAAGAAGAAAGGACGGTATGCACTTTGAACTATCTTCACCTCAATCAACTCAATATATTGTTTGATTTATAAAAATAATTATTAGTTATGGATTTAAATAAAAATAGATTTATTCTAAATTTTTCAGATTTCGTTTTGAATGAAATAAAAATTCAGAATGCTGAAGAAGCCATAAAACTAATTAAAGATGAAAAAGATAAATCAAAAAAAGAAGAATTGGTAAAAGAAATAACCAAGACTTATTTTTCAGACGATGTTATTAATGGCACAAAGATATTAACTATTTCAGAAAAGAATCAAGATATTTCAGTTTTACAATCTATTTTAATTTCTTATGATTTTTTGAAGAATCATAAAGCAGATGGAATTTTAGATGCTGCTACTTTAGAAGCAGTTAAAAGTATGATTGCTAATTTTAAACTACCTATAACAATTCAAAATACAATTCCCTTTGAATTTATACAATTTCTTTTAGAATTTGAAGAAAAAGAACCTGAAGATAAAGAGGTTGAAGGTGAAACAAAGGGTGAAAAAGAACTTCCTAAAGAAGTTCCTTCTGTTACCACCCCATCAAGCATAATTTTACCACCATCATCTGTTAGTATGGGAGAAGGTGGACAAGAAGGAATAAATTTCCCACTTTCAAAATATTCTGATAGATACAGATTTTCTATTCAATATAGCAAATCAAAAGATGGCGATAAAAATGTATCAGAACACATAAAAGTAAAAGATTTTGCTTGTAAAGATGGTTCTGACATTATTCTTATCAATCCATATTTAGTAGAACTTCTTGAAAAAATAATAGCACATTACAATAAGAAACTTACAATTATATCAGGATATAGAACTCCTACATACAATAAAAAGATAGGTGGGGCTGGAATTTCTCAACATATGTTTGGAAATGCAGCAGACATCAGAATAGATGGAGTTTCCCCTTCTGAAATCACTACATGGTTAAAATCCTTTCATCAGGGTGGTATTGGTCTTTATATTGGAAGTAAATTTACTCATGTTGATGTAAGAAATGTATTAGGACATAAGAGTGCATTTTGGACAAAGTAATATTCATAAAACAAATATAAAAACAGATATATAATAGATAAAATTAAAGAGTATAATTTGAAAAATAGAGAACAAATACTTTCATTCAACGATTATTTTCAATCAAAGCAATTTTCTAAAACGAAAATTACTCAAAAATGCTATATCCCTATTGCTGAAGCAATTATGGAATCAGAAGACATATATTTAACAGAAACGCAAAGATATGTTCTTTCATTTATAAGTAATGAACAATTATCTTTTTATGATTGGTATATGTTAAAGGAAGATTCGTGGTTTTCAAAATTGAACACTTGGCTTCAAGATACTGTTGGAAAAACTGCTGATACAGTTAAAAGTGTTGTTAGTAGTGCAGTTAATTGGGTAGTTGAATTAGGAACAAATTTAGCAAAAGCTATTGAAGATGTTGTAAAGAAAATTATGGATAGTGTTAAAAGCACATGGGAAGCAGTTAAAATTGAAACAAATAATTGGTTTTCTGGTAATAAATCTCTAAAAAGACAAATAACGATTTCTTTGAATCAACAGATTTCAGGAATCAAAGAATCCTTAAATGAAACCTCATCAGAAGAATATAAAGAAATATGGAATACGCTTTCAAAAGAAACTGGACAATTAAGTTCTATGTTTGTTGATAGCGTAAGTAATATTATACATGGGGAAGTATTTGCTTCTAAAGTAACGATGTCATTAAATAAAGCCGTTAATGAATCAAAAGTAGATAATCATATTGAAAACAACATTAAAAATTCAATTATAGAACTTTTACCTTCGGCGATCACGGAAGGTATTGTAGATATAAATAATCATAAAAAACTCAATTCTTCTTCAATGAGAATAAAATCGTTTAGTGATATGAAAAAACTGAACGAGTCTATTGAAATGATTGAAAAGTTTTATGAATGGTCTTGTTCTAAATTGGATATGCTTCCCCCATTTAGTTGGATTAAAGAATTTTCGGAATATATCAAAACTAATGGTAATCAAGCACTTGAATATTCTTCAAAATTTCTTAATGAACATTTTTCTGTTGCAGGACCTTATGAATTTAAGGTTATGGGTCCGACTTTTGCAATATTGATTTCAGCAATGTCGGATTTTGGAAAATATATTTTGATAGACAAAATCATTGCTGGTTTGGCGGGTATATTAATTCCAATTCCAGGTATAAGTCAGTTCGTAATGTTTCTCCTAACAATTTATGCGTTTTGGGTTTTAGGCGAAGTTATCTATGAACTTATTACTGATTTTTCAGAAGAAGAAACTCAAATAGCCCAATAATTCTATGATTACGAGATTTAATAAATATGAACAAAAGTTGAACGAAGAGTCTGTGTTTCCTGATTGGGTTGAACAAAGACTTGTTAAACCTGTGAGCAAACTTTTTGGAGAATATTCCCCATCTGATGCTTATAAAGCTGCATTAGGTGAAGATGAACTTTCAGCAGGTCTTAAACAAATGTACAATACTCCAATTGCCAATTTGAGAATTGGAATATATGCTCAACTTATGGAAATTTTAAAGGAAGATGAGTTATCTACATTAAAATTAGAAGAACCTTTGACAGTAGATAGTACGATGATAGAGGTAACTAATAATTATTATATTAAGAACATAATAGAGATTCTTAATGAAATCTCAAGTATGAGTGCAGATTTTGAGATTAATAAATTAGATGAATCGGTATTGAATGATTTGAAAAGCAATCCTATAACTATTGGAACTATTATAACAAATTCTTTAAAGGGGTGGTATGAATCTGAACAACCTATAAACTCTTTGGTTAATTCTCTGAATAATAAAGTTATAGAGCCAAACCCTTCAGGAACTAATGAATCTTTAGAATATGGCGAATTAAATGAAAGATATAATTTTGGTCGAGCATCTGAAATAGTAAAAAGTGGAAAGTCTTTATTTAAGGGTATTTTTACAAAAACTGGTGAAACATTAAGAGGGGTAGCAAAAGATGAAAAGGGTATAGCGAGTGCTGTTTCTCATGTAGATGATGAGGTAAAATCTGTAGCAAGTGGAGTAGAAAAGATAAATGTTAACGCTTCTCAATTTTCAAAGATTGATACAGAAGCTATGAGAAAAATTCCTGGATTTGAAAATGTAACAACATCTATTAAATTTAAAGGAGAAGAAGCGATTAATAGTGGGAAAATAGATTTGTCTACACCAATCAAGGAAAATCCTCGTAAAGTTGAAAATTTAAAAGTTGGTGAAGTTAAAATCGGTGAAGGTAAAAAGGGCAAAGCAAATGATTCAATTGATGCTAATAAAAAATCCAAATGGGATGAATTTTGGGAAAATCATAAAAAGAAAAAAGAAGAATCAAAAAGAAAGAGCGAAGAATTAAAATCATTGAAAGATCAAAAAAGATATCTTAAAGAACAAGAGAAATTAAGAAAATTAGAAGAACAAAGAATCCGCCAACAAGATAGAACTAATAAATTATTGTCTTGGGTATCTGCTTATTTCAAAGGTAAAATGTTTACTGCTGCAATTAAATGGGGTGCTATTGGTTATGGTATTTATTGGCTATCTCAATGGTTTGATAAATCTAATAAAGAAACTGCTAATGAACCTATAACAAAAGTATTAACAGCATTAGAATTAGAAATGTTTGAAGATAAATTTGAACCCTTTTTAACATTTCATAATGTTTATAAAATACAACAAGAAAAGGCAAGTAGTGGAGATCCTCATGATTTCTTTAAGGTTTGTGTTGAATCTCTTGAGTCAAATAGAATTATGTCAAGTGATGATGCTAAAAAATGTCTTGATCAGATTGCAAGTCCAACCTTTAATAACTATTTGATGGCTATGGCTTCTCCACAGCAGATGCTTCAATCTATACAGACAAAGTGGGAAAGTTCTTTCCAATTACCTACTCCAGGCTTATACACATTTGGAACAATATCAGCATATGCAGCGATGCTATCTTCTTTTGAGAATTTTTTCTTCTCAGGTAATGTTCCTATTACAGCAGACTCAAAAAATCTTGATAAACCTATTGGTCTTATCAAACGTTTTGATAATAACGGACAAGAACGACAATATATGCAAATAGGGGATACAGGTTCTGATGTAAAACTTCTTCAAGATTCTTTAAAGAAGATAAATCTTTATGATGGTGAGGTTAATGGAATTTATGATGTAGAACTTTCAAAAATAGTAGCAGGTATTCAAACAAATGGTAAATATGCAAACGATAAAATAGAAATTAATGGTAAAGCGGATGTTTTAACATTAGCATATCTTGCAAAACAAATAGAACTTTTGAATATGGCTACTCCTGAAATATTAGCAGGAGTTGTATCACCTGAAGAAATACAATCAAGACAAAATGTTCAGGGATATATACAGCAAATGCAATCGGTATTAACAAATAGATAAAAAAAACACAAATGATATGGAATTTGATAATTCATACTTTAAAAAAGTAAAAGAAGTAAAAACCTCTCTTAATAGAAGTTTTCCATCGGGATCTGCTATAAATGAAAGTTTTTCAGGAGGATTACTTAGAACAAGTGCAAAAGATACACTAAATCAATTAAGTATCTATCATCTTTTGCGTGGATTAGAAATAGATACATCTGATGAATCATATCCTAAACTAGCTTCAATGCTACCAAGTTGTAAAGATATTTTCATTGAAAGTACAGCTGAAACAAAAACAGCAAATTTAATAGTAGTTAGACAACTTGAATATGTGAGTTCATATATTCAAAATGTTGAAAAAAATATATCTAAAAAAACTATAACAATAGAAGAATCTGATATTGATTTTACTCCATTAAAAAATTTAGTAAATTCTTTTAACGCTGATATGATTAACAAGTTTATTACTTCTTTAAGTGATAAAGTTAATTCAAATTCAACAGGTTTAGAAAGTTCTGTTTATGATGTTATTGATAATTTAGGACTTCCTAGTTTAAAATCTAATTCTTTTGTACCTGAAAACATTCAAGGCGGTTGGGTTAAAAAGAGTGGTTCTTTTGATAGCAATAAAGAATTAGTATCTAGTGATCCTATCAAAAGAATTTCAGTAATGCTTGAAATGGCTTTATCAACAATGAAAATAAAGGGTATTTCTTATATTACATATAATCAAAATCCTTTTGAGTTTTTAAGTTCTATTTTGATACCATTATTAGGTTCGGAATCTATTACAACTTCAGAATTGAGCAATTATAAGAATGTGATTGATAGTGTTGGAAATCAAATTGTACAACCAGAAGTTGAAAAACTCTCCGAAGTATATTCAGAAAATATCACAATCCCTTCTTTGCAAAGTTTATATATCGCTCTTGTATCTTTTATGACTTTACCTGTTATAGTTAAAAGTTTAGGTAGAGGTAAATCAGTAAAAGGAGAAATAGGAAATGGTGAAGTTTCTAAAGAAACTATTGAAAAAACTAAAAAAGTGGTACAATCATATAATAATCTTTTAGGTACAGATTTCATGGAAAGCACAAAAGTTTTTTATGAAAATAAATCTTATACTGATCGTGAAAAAGAAATGATTATTGCACTTAAAAAGTTTTTCTATGAACTTGGATTAATTACTAAAAATGTTGGTAGTGAATACCTTAATAAAGGTGATTTTGATAAAAAGTTTTTAGGACAAGCTGTTCGTTTAATTCAACAAAATATTAAAATTAAAGGTAAAGATATAAAGGTTGATGGTAGAATTGGTAAAGATACTCGTTTTATTATGAAAGTCTTTATGGAAGATGTAGAAAAACTTTCTAATGTATAAAAGTGATTAATTTCACATAAAAAAAGTAAATAACTATGAGAATATTAAATTTTAAAAATTTCGTTCAAATGAATGAAAACAATATCATTCATAAAAACATTATTTTAGATGAAAGAGTTAATGAAGAAACAAAATCATCTGAAGAAAGAGTTCGTACAATAAAAATCAATGCTGATGTTTATGACTTAACTGCTTTATATGAATTAGTTGGTTTATCCGAACTAATTCCAATTTCAAAAAAAGAAGATTCAAAGTCACAAACTCAAAATAAGTCTAAAGAACAATTATATTATGCTTAAATCTTTATTGAAAACTTAAATAATGATTTTTGATAATAGATATATAGGCATATAAAACAATACAATACAACTATGCTTTTTAAGAATTTTAACGATCCAAACTTAGATTTCAATATCAATGAAGGGAATTTTATTTCTAGTGATTGGACAGGTTTTTTTGATACTGATGCAGAATTCAGACTAAATAAATTAACAATTGACAAACTTTTTGAGGGTTTGGATATTGAAAAGTCTGAAGCGATGCACAATTTTATCAAATCAATCATCCCTTCTCTTTCTTCTATTTTAGGAAAAGATAAATCAACTATAACAAACTCTTTTGAGTTTATTCGTTCACAAGTTGGATATATTCAAAATAAAGTTCAAACTATTGAAAAAGAATTAGCACAAGGATTTCAACAAGTTTTAGATGCAACTAAAACTCAAGGATTCAAGAAATCTGTTAAAAAGGTTTCAGAGATAACAAGTCCAAGTGGAATATCTTCCGTTATCCCAAAGATAGATGAAGTCGTAAAAATGTTTAAAAAAAGTGGTTCTGTTGACTTTAAATCTGAAGCATTAAGACAAAGTTTCATTTCGTTGTATAATGTTGATTTATCAGTTATTATTAAACAAACTTTAGCTAGTTTAGAGCAATATGGTTCAACTGTAGGTCTTAAAGCACTTTATACTAAAATAGATGCTATGGATTTACAAAAGATTGAATCTGATTCAGCATCTTCATTTCCTGCTGTAATGATAGGTTCTAATATAGATTTGAATAAAATGCTTGAATCTACCGATGTTTATGATCGTTTTTCATCATTTTTTGAATTAGTCATGTTAATGTTTCCATATACTCAAAGACTAAAAGAGAAGTTTGGTGAAAATTATGGTTCAATTAATTTAGATGGGTCAATAGTAGGTCCAGATGCAATACAAGCGTTGAAGCAATCTATACCTTCAACGGACATTAGTGTATTTGAACCCTTATCAACTTTACTTAATGAGGTTTCTTCAATTTTGATTAAACGTGTATTTTCTGAACAAGAAGAAATTGTAAAGAATATTTTTACACCTTCTCTACAAGTTATGTTCATGTGTATGGTTGTTATTCTTGCACTTAAACTCATCAATTTGAATATTGAGGTTGAAATGGCAGGTGTTCAAAAAGAAGAAGAACTTAAAAAAGAAGCAGAAGCACAAGCTCTTGAATCTAAAAAGCAAAGAGCGTTAAATCTAATAGCATCTTCAAATGAATTGAGTTCTAAAGGATTTTATACAAGAGGTGGTTTAGTTTATAAGTCAGGCTCACAGAAAATGTCATCTGATATGGTTAAACTTATTAATAATTTTCTTGTTTATATGAATGCTCTTCCTCCATCCAAATTGAATGATTCTTATTTTGATAAGGTTACTGAAGAAGGAGTAAAAAAATTCCAAGCAGCAATGAAGGCTAAATTAGTGGATGGTATGATTGGAAATGAGACCAAAAGTCTTATGCAAACCATTTCTAATAGATATGCTCAAAAATATCAAAATAGTGGTAGTATAACAGGGTCTCAAACAATTGTTTAAGTAAAATAAAAATATATAAATGAATAGAATATTAAAATTTCAAGACTTTATTAATACAAATGCAACTTTTGAATCTGTTGAACATATTAATGAAGGTTTAGCAATCTATAATCCCAAAGAAACATTTTCTTGGAATGTAAATAATATTTTCTACGATAAAGTCCTCAAAAGAGTTGCTGGTTCTTCACGTAATTTAAATACAAATATTAAAGGTGTTTATGATACAAATATGCCTTTAAAAACTGTATTTAATCTAATTTGGAATCAAGTAGAGAAATTTACAAATATAGATTCTTCAACATTCCCTAAGAATATTTTAGATAGTGAAAAAGAATCATTTACTAATTATCAAAATATAATTAGAACATATAATGGAAAAATAAAGATTCTAAATACAGAAAATAGTAAAGATTCGAAAGTGATAAGTTCTTTGTTAAAGAAAGGTGAATTATCAAAAAAAATAGAAGGTTTTGATTCTTTAACCAATAATATTAAAATGATTATTCTTGAATTAGAGAACAGAGGTAATTTTATTGGAAAATTAAAAGAAGAATATTCTCAAAATTATTCTAATATAGTCAAAGATGTTAAAATTACGGGTGATATGATTTCTTTCTATGAAGAAACTCCTGGATTTAAAGAATCTAAATCTAAAAAAAGTGATTTAGTATCTCAAAATTTGTTATGGTATATTATCTATGATGTTTGTGAATCAGTTTACAATACTTTCATAGACGGAATATCAAATGAAATGGTAAATATTATAGAAGCAATTTCGCAACCAACTACTTTGACAACGACTACGGCTGCTACGTCTAATACAGCAACAGCAACAGCAACAGCAACAGCAAAGCCGATAAGAAAAAGAGTAGCACCTGAACCACAACAACCGACTGATTTTTCTGAAATTGATAAACTTTCAGGACTATAATATAAAAACTATAAATAGTAGCCCTCTTTTTTGAAGAAATTGAAAAGAGGGCTTTTTATTTTGATATATACATCAAACCTAAAACTACATCTGTGATTACACGATTTAACATATTCAAAGAAAAGAAACTCAACGAAGTTTCGGGTATTTATGATGGTTATTATGGTCTGACACTAAAGGAATTTAGAATGTCTGACTTATATCAGATTACAGCCCTTTCCGCACAATCAACCATTGAAATTTTTAATGGTAATGAAACATTCCAAGAAGCCCTTCTTCCTACATCTTCATTATGGAATATGATTGATGTTGGATATAAATCTTGTACAAATGGTATGCTGACTCTACTTGAGCAAACAACAGATTTGGAAGATATAGAAGCATATCAGGATTTGATGTATATGAAAGAAAACAAAGCTAAAATCAAAGGGGTAGCTTCAATTCTTAAAGAGGACATCAAAAACTATAAATCATTCTTATCAACTATTTTACAAGATCAAATTAAAAATCTAAGTAAAGTAAAAATTGAGAGAAGCGATGCTGATTACACGGATGCAAGTAGTGCTATTGATGTAGTACAAAAGGAAATTTTGATTAAAACGAGAAAGTATAGAAATCCAATTTATATGATTGGTGTTTTCTTAACAAACCTCATTAGCAATTATCAACCGAGTCAAACTTTTGTAAGTTTATCAGATTTTGTAAAGAAATATGATTTAGAGACATTTCATTCAATTTTTGGAGAAAGCACAGAAATCACAAATCTTTCAGAATTTATCTCGGTTATGGAAAAACCTCTTAAAAAGATGTCAGAGTCAATTCAGGATACATATTATCATATGCGTTATTATGATTTAATTCCTGGTGCTGATAATGCTTGGAGAGCAACAGTTATTGTACATTGTTTAGAACTCCTTATAGATAATTGTATTTTAATTGAAGAAGAAAAGATTAGTAAAAGACTTGCTAAAAAATATGCAGAAGAATTGCAATCTCATTCAGAGACAAAAACCTGGATTGGATATAATGGTATTCAAGAGGGTTCTATTGTAAAAACAATCCAAAGAATACTTCAATCTATGGGATTATTTAAAGGTGGTCTTACTGGTAAATTTGGTGAACTTACCCACAATGCTATTATCCGTTTTCAAGAAAATTCATACAACGAGAATGGTAATAAATTAAAAGTTGATGGTAGGGTAGGTAAACAAACTCGTTGGGCTTTAGAAAATATATTAAAATCATATATCCCTTATATTTCTGAAGAAAAGGTAGATAAAGAAGGGGAAAATAAATCTACTAAAGCGAAAAAAGTATGGCCAGAAACTGAATCTAATAAAGATGGTGAACCTAAAAAAACTATAATAATATAATACTATAATATGATTACTTCATTTAAACTATTTGAATCATTTTTCACTTCAATTTTGGAAGAAAAGAAATGGGAAGATTATAAAAAATATCACATTGATTCTAAATCATTAGATGGTATTCAAATGACAGATGAATTAGGTCAATCTGTTTTTGCTGCAGATCCTACTGAAAATAAGAATTATCGTCAATGGTTATTCAATATGTATAAGACGATGAATTATGAAGATTTCATAAATTTCTTGTCTAATGCTTTTGATATGTTGGTAATTTATGATGCTGGTAAAAATAGGATTCCTAAAGAATATTCAGATTGGAAGAATATTGTAAATATTAAAACTCCAGAATTATTTACAGAAGTCGTTAAATTTATCTCTGATAATAAACTTAATATTTCAAAGAAATTACAAACTAAAATGAGTAAAATTGCTATTGAGAGTGATTTTATTAAAATTTTTGATAATTCAGAATGGGCTATTGTTATTCCTTTAACTTGGGAACAATCAAGATACTGGGCGGGATGGCATGGTGGAAAAGAAGGATGCAATTGGTGTACTGCTGGAGATAATTCTGATAATAGAAGGGGTGGTGGTCATTGGCATAGTTATACAAGCACAGGTCCTCTTTATATTTTTTATAACTATAAAAATCCTGAACTTAGTCATCAATTACATTTCGGATCTAATGGTACATTTTCATTTAATAATTGTCCTAATAGTTCTGTTTCTTTTGATAATTTCTTACAAAAGTATTCATCACAAGGATTTGGTGATGCCATTTTAGAATTTTGGAATGACTTTTTAGAATCTCCTAATAAATATCCAGAAAGTAAAATTCTTAATATTAGAGAATGCTTGCAATCATTCCTTTCTGAATTCCTTAAAAATCCAAACTCTGAGCGTTCTTCTCTTGGTGGTTTGATATTAAGAGTTGATTCTATTATGGATGGTGAATTGTCAGATAAAGAATTAAACAAAATTATTATAGTAGGGTTGCAAACATATAATATGCGTATTATCAAAAACTTCTTTGATAAAAATAAAGATAAAATTAATACTCCGCTTTCTAATGGTATGACACCACTTATGAATTTAGCATCTGCAAATTATGGTGGATATTCAAAAGAAAAACAAGATGAAATTTCATTAAAAATAGCTGAATACCTGATTAGTTTGGGTGCAGATGGTTCAGGTACAAGAGAAAATGGTTCTTCTAATATAGTATTAGAATGTATATTCCAAGACGTTAGAAAACATAGAACTGCTTTACTTTTATCAACACTTCCTAATTACAATGCTGAAAATGGTTTAGATTTTAATAAAAATGAAATCAATTCAGTCACTTCATTTCTTTTGAATTTGAAAATTGGAAATAAAACAAATTCTGATACTTTTAGTTATGAAGATTACAAAACTCTTCTAAATAATATGATTGAAAGAGGTCTAAAAATTAATGATTCTAATATTGGAAGTCGTTTTGTTTCACCTCTACTGATGACTATTTTCCAATATATGAATGAAACCAATGAGGGAAATAAGAAAAACATTTATTTATTAAGTAAAGCATTTCTAGAATGTGGTGCTAGTTCTTGTTCTGGATATACATTGAGACCTGGAATTTCCCCAGATATGAAAGCTATTGATATTATAAATCCTGATGAATTTAAAGAATATCATGAATTATTCTTAGAATATAGTAAAAAAGAAGGATGCGTTTAATCTATAAAATACCCACTCAATAAATATGGGTGGGTTTTACTTTAATTATTATGAAATACATTAAATTATTTGAAGAAATAAATAAATATGAAGACATAAAGAGGTTAGGTGCTTTATTTTTAAAGTCTCCAAAAGAAATAAAAGATTTATTTTGGGGTCAGATAGAATTTAGAGAACAACCTGATTATCAATTATTAAAAGATTTACTTGAAACTCAATTGATTGATTTAGCTGATGATAAAAACAAAACTGCTTTATTATATAGAGTAATTAATTTTCCATCTGATTTAGAAACTATAAAAATACTTATAGATAATAAAATAAATCTTGAAATTACAGGTAGAAATAGTAGAACTGCTTTAATTGAGGCATCACGAAACAATTATAAAGTAATTGTTAAATTATTGATTGATTCAGGAGCAAATTTAGAATCTAAAGATGAAGATGGGGCTACTTCTCTAATATACGCTTTGGGTGATAATTATGAAACTTCTAAAATACTTATAGATGCAGGTGCAGATGTTAATGCAATTACATCAGGCAATAATTCAGCTTTACATTCTTTAATTAAAGGTATCAATTTAAAAGAAGAAAAAATAATACTCACCAAATTACTGATTGAAAAGGGTGCTGATATTAATTGGCAGGGTTATCTTGCTTTTAGTCCACTACATCTTGCTGTAAACGAAGGAATTGAAGAAATTGTAAAAATTTTAATAGATAATGGTGCAAATATAAATGCCATTGATGATTGGGGATTTACGCCTTTACATAATGCCGCAAGAGACAATAATAAAGAATTATGTAAATTATTATTAGAAAATGGTGCAGATATAAACATTAAAGCGAATAAAAGAGGTAGTGAATATACGCCTTTGACCATTGCAATTTTTAATAATCAGAATGATATTGTTCCATTTTTAGTAAAAGCTGGTGCAGATATAAATGTTGAAATGCCTCGTAGTGAAAAAAATCCTATTGATTTTTGTTTTTCTAATGAAATAGAAAAAGAAAAACCTAATGAAGAATTGTTAAAGTATCTAATGACTTTGCAAAAAATAGACATTTCTATTAATCAGGTATTAAAAATCAAAGACTATAATTTAAGAGAAGAATTTTTATCAAAAAAAATAGATTTGAATTTAGATTTTGATGGATTGGTTGAAGAAAAAGAATTAGTTGGTAAATACTTTACTTATGTTAAAACCATAGATGATATAACTATTTTTCATAGAAATCAAGACCTGATGTCGTCATCAACAGATTTATCAGTAATTTATTTAAAGAAATATTCAGGGCAAGATAATCTTTTTTCGGAAAATTATACTTTTATACCACTTTCTCTTGAACATCCATATACATTTTATTATGAAAAAGCGGAAAGTATTTTATTTTTAGATTTTGATAAAGACTCTTGTTATTATGGAGACATTGATGATATTTTAGAAGATTATGAAGACAGAGATAATCTGGGTTATTGGAGAGATGATGAATTGCCAATAAACAACAAAGAATTTAAGTTGATTAAAAAGGATGAATATGTAAAGAATAATTTACCAAGTAATTTAAAATACGATTCATCAAAAGATGAATTTGAATTAACTTTAAATGATTATACAGATTTAGCTCCACTTTTTTCTGAACAAGAAAATACAGTTACGGATGTTCTGAATTGGGATTTATGGTATGATTGGTATGAAAAATATGATGATTCTTTTTTTGATTATTTAAAACCTGAAACAGAAGAACTTTTAAGAAATATCATAATTAGAAGAAATCCTGAAATAGAAATCGAGGAGATAGAATCGTCAAGTGATTTACAAAATTACATAGAAGATTCTGAAAATGAAGTAGCAGAAAAGATTAAAGAATGTATTGAAAAAGCATATAATAGAACATATGAAAATTCCTATCAAAGTGCTAATTATAATGCGGTTATTTCAAGGGCTTATGAATGGCTAACTGCAAACACATTCAATAAAAAAGAAAATCCACTTCAATGGGTAGAAAGTAAATTAGTGATAAAAGATATAGATACAGAACATGTAATTACATCATTATTTGGGGATAGTTCAGATTTTATTGATGGTCTAATCAATATAGGTTCTACAATACCTGAATTGGATTTTGAAAGGATTCAATATAATGTAGATTTTGATGTTGATGATTATCAAGAACAATTAATAGAAATGCTTGAAGAAAATGATATACTTGATGATGATATTTATCAAGCATATAAATCAAAAATATCTAATAAATGATAGTATCTTTTTTAGAATATATTGCCCAAAAAACAAATAATAGTCTCAATGAATTGAGATTAAGCTATATTTATAAGAGAACTCCTAAAAGATACAAAGATAGAGCAGAGGGTATTGATATTAAGTTAATTACAAAGACTAAAAGGGGTCGTTATTATTATGAAACAACGACAAGAGAAAATGGTAATAAACACAAACAATGGTTACAATTATTTGATTTAAGGAAAATTACTATGGATAATTTAGAAAAGAATGTAATTGTACATTGTAATTGTAATGATTTTCGCTATGAGAATGAATGGTTGCTATGGACTAAAGATTCTTCTAATATCATTTCATCAAACGGAAAACCTCTTAAAAAAATGAATCCTGAAAGAATACCTAAATTCTGCAAACATCTGGCTGCTATAAAGGAAGATTTTTATAATAGAATTAAGAGCAATAAATAATCATATTAGTAGTTTTCTAAATGATATCTAATATAATTTATAGCCATATCAAAATCATCGGTATTTTTTGTTTCTAATAAAACTTTACAAAATTCCTTCAGTTGACTATATTGCTGTAAAGTTTTATTGAGAAGAACTTTATTACCTTCATTTTCTTTACATTCAAAAAAATATAACTTCTCAATTTCTCTGATTTTTTTGGCATCATTCATAATTAAGGGTTTTTTTTGATATATAGAATAAATGAAAATTAAGTTTAGTATATGCATCATATAACTCCATATAATCTCTTTGAAGTCAATTCAGGTGTTTTCAAACCTCTTGAAAAGACAATAGAATTTTTAAAGGGTAAGAGGAGCGTTTTTATTACTACATCTAATAGATGGGATAAAGAACTTCCGAAATCAAGTGAACTTGCATTTACACTTTCACAATTAATAGATTCTGAGATTATTATTATGGATGCATTTAGATTAAATATACATCCATGTGAAGGAAATATTTCTCATAGAGATGGAAATCATTGTGGAGTAAAGAAAGCAACATTAAAAGATTCAAAGAGGAATCCCGATGGATTTATGAAATGCTGGGCTTCATTAAATAATAAAGATGACGAACTTTGGATGATAGCCAAAGAAATATATTATGCGGATTGCATCGTTTTCTTTGGATCAGTAAGATGGGGTTCTATGAACTCTACTTATCAAAAATTATTAGAAAGATTAACATGGATTGAAAATATACAATCCACTTTGGAAGGAGAAAATCCAGTTAAAGATAAATCTGCTGGACTAATAGCGTTGGGTCATAATTGGAGAGGAAATGAAGTTCTTAAACAACAAAAGGAAATACTATCAATGTTTGGTTTTGAAACTCCAGATGAACTATTTTTCAATAATCAATGGACTAAAGATATGTATGATGAAAGTGCAGAGGGTTACATTCAAGACGCAATAGACTTTGATAAAAATATTTTAGATTTAACTGATAGGATTATACAATGAGTAATACTGAATGGACATTAAATTCAGGTTTTCCCGAAGCGATGAAATCTTTTGTGGGATGGGAATCAAGGGCAAAAGAAAGTGAAATTATAAATAAACCACTAATAGCAAAAGAATATAATAATGAACCTACTACTCTTGATGTGGGTGCTATATTTCTTGAAGAACTAAAAAAGCACCACGCCATAGAAAATGGTTTTACAATTACTAAATTACAAGATATTATAATAAACTTAGAAGGAAGTAATTTTAATTGTCAGTTATTTATAGTTAAAACTCCTTGGAATCAACTCCCTTCTTTTTCTTTTTATTCACCTATTGATAAAG